CGATCTCTGGCGAGATTCCCTTCTCTTTCGCGAAGGCTGCAACCTCGGCAAGAACGCTGGCATCGAGAGGTGAGCCGTCTGGAATCTTCAGCTCGTACTTAACGTCGGGCTTTTGTTCCGGTGGCTTCTGCTCAGTCGCCTGTGCATTCGCTGATTCGTTCGGGGTGGGTTGCTGTGCTGGCGCTGCGCTTGCGGTCAACACTGTATTGCCCTGCGGTGCTTCAGCGGCGCTCGGTGTACCTGTAGCCGCTGGATTCGCTTCACTCATTCTCAACTCCTTTTCTGTTTTCTTGCATCAACAAAATGAATCCGTCTGGGTCTGCCTCGGTAATATCAGCGAGCATCTTCAGACCAACGTCTCGTCGACCCTCTCGAAAGAACGTCTCGCTCGAGCCTGTGAAGCTCAGCTGATACACGCCTGTATAGGTGAGGTATCGCCAGAAAAGACGGCGACCAGCTGGCAAAGAGAGCAGCTCACGGAGATCGGCCAGTTCTTGCTTGCGTGAGAAACGAGCATTCAGCTCGCGCTCTTTAATCGCGGCCTCATCAGCAGCATTCGACTTTCGACTCATCGTCTCGTCCTTCGACGCAAGAGCGGGTAAGGAAAGCTCGCTGGTTCATCAATGACAGTGAACTCTGTTGTGGGCGGAAAGTACCCACCAGTGAACATCGTCTTTGGAAAGTACCCAGCTGGAAACATCAGTCGCTCACGTCGTATGTAACGCTAGTCCGATTTCCGTTTGAGTCAACAGTCGCGATGATCCGGTTCTTGTCATCAGTCACATTTCTAATTGTGATCGTGGTCGTGCCTGCACCGCTGATCTTGCCACCAAGAGATGACAGCATCAGACGCAATGCTTCACGAAGAGAGTACCCTGTCTCGATGTCGTTCTCATCTAGCAGTGCTGCGGCCAAACCTTCGGGACTGAGTGGCGTTGCACCGCCTGCGGTCATTTCAATGTTAGCCAGAGCCGACATCACGACAGACGGCGATAGCGTAATCGTGCCGGACACCTCTGCGGGAATGATACCGCCAAGCTGCGCCACCGATACAGAGATCGCCATTGATGACGAGGCTTCCATCTGCACGCCTGCGCTCAGCTGCGCCGAAGCAACAGCCAAGCTCATCGTGCCACTCGCGATCATAGCGATGATCTGGTCTAGGTCTGCGTTGACCACCGAGATCGCAGAGCTTGCTGTGAGTTCGAGGTTTCTGCCCATCTTGGCATCGGCCTCGACCCACGTCAGTTCCATGCGGCTCGTGCGGTACGACGACATGCCGCCAGGCTTAAGCGGCAAAAGCAGCGCACCCATGTTGTATCCATTAGGCACGCCAGACTTATCGCTGATGTCTGACTGCTCATCGACGTACAGGTTTATCAGAAGGTCTTTGCGCTTACGCGACCACGCCTCGGCCCCACCAGCGGCAATCCCGCCAATGTACCCCTGAGCGTTGAATCGGTTTGTACGCAAAGCCATCAATTACCCCCACACAAATTCGAGTGATCCAGAGATGATCGAGCCGTTGGCTGCGGCACCTGCTGGCTGATAAAGCAGGTTCAAACATGCGCCGTCCTGAATCTGTGGAAGACTCGGAACTGCGCTTAAGAAGTCCACGATCACAGGCACGTTTGCCGTCGTCAGCGGAATCTCAACGAGAGGTTGGCAGATCACCAAGCACATCGTACCAGTGGTCGCGTGTGGCGTCGTCACTGTCACAGACTGCACCGACTGCACGCCTGTATCACCAGACTGAAGCGGCAAGAATGGACCACGATTGTTTGCCGCTGTACCTGAATGCGGGAATCGACCAATACCAACCGACGCAACAAACGCAGTCGTAGCACCAAGCGCCCGACCCGTGTCAGTTCCGCCAGTGTTCTGGCGCGTGTAGCTCATCGCCACTGTCGGGGTGTTCGTACCAGACGCAACAGTATGCACAAGGTACATTCTGTTTCCCTGGCCAGTCGTGTACCGCGACAGCGATGAAGAGTTCGTGAGCGTTTGAAGAGACGCAGATGTCGACGAGATGCCTGGATAATACAGAAGCGTATCGACAAGCAGCAGTGTTCCAGGTGATGCCGTCGCTGTGTTGCTGACTGCCACAGCTTTGAGCAAATGCTTTGTGTCTAAGCTGACGTTGCCGCCGTGATAAATGCCCCACCCTGTCGTCTCGGTCGGGACTTGTGATGTCAGTGCGGTGCCTGTGTATGTGTTGGCTACGGGCGAACCGGACAAGATTGAGAGATCGTACCATGCACCAGCGACATAAGCGCCGTTGGCCACAGTCTTGTTGAAGTCAGCTCGCCATCGTTTGCCAGCTGTCAGCTCAGAAACCAGATCATCAAGCGATGAGAAGCCCATATCATCTCCATGTGGTGACGAGCATTCCGCTCAGCACTGCTGCCGAAAGACTCGCGTTTGGTAAGCAAATAAAATTTAAGTACGCGCCGTCTTCAATGACCGCGCCGTTCATCTGATCGTAAAAGTTCTCAAGCTGCGATGGCGTGTTGAATGTCGCCGTCACTTCTTCGATGCCGATCTCAAACAAAGGCTTCACCAAGACCAGCGATAAGATGCCGCCGTTTGGTGATGTGAACGTGATCGACTCTACAGATCTGATGCCGTAGTCGCCAGATTGCAGCGGAATAAACGGACCAGAGCCGTCGACCTGAGTACCAGAGTTCACGATTGTTGCCGCAAGAGCTGCCGTGTTTGTGGTCACGAGTGGCGATACACAACCTGTGGTGCCGTCTTGATTCGTGTATTGAATCTGAAACGTGACGTTGCCAGTGTATGAACCCTGACTCACAAGCATTGCCTGAACGCCTTTGCCATCAGTAGAGCGCGACAGGCTCACGCTGTTTGTGAATGTCTGTGTTGCTGTATCGTCGCCGTCGATAAACGGATAATACAGCAGGTAATCACAAAGCATCAGCGTGCTTGACTGAAATGCGGTACTTGGCGAGTACACCAAGAGTTTTTTCACGAATTTGCGATCCGGCGAAACCGAACCGCCGTTATCAATTCCCTTCGTGGCCGACAGCGTGGCCGACACCAAAGGCTCAGTCGCATAAAAGTTCGCGGGCGGATTGCCAGGCGAGTACGAAAGATCGCACCACACTCCGGCGACAGTGGCGTTCGAGACGACCTTACGAAACGATGCGTGCCAGAACTTGCCGTCTGACTGCATCGAATCCTTGATCGCTCGGAAGCCAGTGAATCCAGCCACGCATCAATCCAATGTAAACGACAGTGCGCCAGCCGCGAACTGAGGCTGAACACCAGTAGTGACTGTGATCGACGACGACAGTGCGCCGTACACGATCACGTTGCCAGCACCAGATGCGCTGTCCACGATTGCCGCATGAGTGATGACGTTCGACCCAGAGGTACAAGCGTTAAACTGCTCAAGGTTCGCGTTCTCAACGCTGTTGCCGCTAACAGTAAAGTCGCTTGCTCGAGTCAACACCACGCGGGCATAACCGCCATACGTCGCCTCGTTCGTGGTCGCCGATCCAGCTTCACCTGGTGATGCGGTGTATAGCGCAAGCCACAGGTTCGTGTTGCCGTTCCAAGGTAAAGCGGTGCCAATAAACACCTGCTGAAGAACATCTTCTTCTGTCGAGTTCGAGAAGCTCATTGTGCAATCCTCTCTTTAATGCGTGCGAGTTCACTCTTAACCGCAGCAAGCTGCTCGAGTGATGCGACAAGATCAACCTTCACAGCCTGGTGCTCGGCCTTAATCTTTGCCAGTTCTTCTTTGGCCTTTTCCATTTCAGCAATAGCCGCAGCTTTGATGCCGAACGCCTCGGCCATTGCCGCTTGCTTTACTGCTGCTGCATCGTGCATGGCCTTCTCTTTAATAAACTCAGCCTGAGCGTGAGCCTCGTCAGCCATCAGGCTTGCCGCCTTCTTTGCTGAGTCGAGTTGCTTCTCTGCGTCGGCCAATGCCGCGAGCGCCTGATCTCGATCTGCGCGTGCTTTCTGTGCCAAGCCTTCAGCTTCTTGTTTGGCCTGATCCAGAGACGCAATCTGCTCAAGCTCGTCGCCAAACTCGGCCAAGCCTTTAAGCATTCGTGTGAATTTCTTAATATCGTCGATGGCTGCAAATTGCTTACTCATTGTACTGGTCTCCGAATGAGGATGATGCAAGTGAGGCTTGTCGAGCCGTCGCCTGCGGTGATGCGTGGCCGAATGTATCGCGTGATCTCCATGATCGTTTCGATCTTCGCTGTCGTGAAGTCGAGCGCGTTGCCTTGCGGATCGGTGAGCGTTGCCCATGTGTTGCCGTCCATCGAACCTTCGATGCGCAGGTTTCCGCCAGTGCCAAACGTGCCAAACACTTGAACCGAGCGATCTGCCGAGCCTGGCATTTCGATCGGTGCGCCAGCGTCAGACCCAGTGTGAGTCATCGGCGTGAAGCTGTATGTGTGAACCCCTGTGTTTCCATACGATTGAAGATTCACAATCGTCGGTGTGATCGTTGCCATCTTGCCCCCTGTTACTGAACCATCTCAGGCGTCACCGCTGCCAGTGCCCCCGCCTGTGCGTTATCGACCATTCTGTTCAAAGCGTTATCGCCTTCCATCGGCGCGTTCGCCATGTCGCGAATCATGCTCGGTGCCTGTGCCATCAGCTGCATTTGCTGCTGAGCCTGCGCCTGCCGCTCGCGATCCGCACGAAGCTGAGCGACCTGATCGTCTGTTCTCACGATGCCAGGCGGCAGCGAGAGAATGTCAGCGTACACATCAAGCATCTGATCGGCGTCGACTTTGTCGAGCGCCTGTGGCTGGAATCCAGACACGCCCTGCACGAACTGAGTGAACCGCTCAACACTTGAGATGCCAACAAGTTTCTGCGCCTGAGCCATGATCGAGATGTACTCGACCTTAAGATCAATGCCCTTCAATTCTTCCGGTGGCTCAGGAATCAAACCCTGCCTGTCCATGATCTGATATGTGATGTCGATCAATGGGTCGAGAAGGTCTTGGTTGAGCTGCTCAAGAACAGGTCCAAGGGCCAAGAGCTTTTCCTCGTGTCGCTCGTCGATCTCGCGAGCAGTGATGTCGCGTCGGTCTGTGGTCGACAGCATAAGGAACAGGTCCTCAAAGAATGCGCGTCGGATGCGCTCTTGGTGGGCTTGTATGTCGAGAAGCAGCTCGTTGACCCTTGGATTCACTTCATGCGCAGGTCGGAAACCCTGCTGCCCTTCACGCACGTCAGTAAACGTCACGTCGCCAGGCAAGATCGAAACCTTTGCAGATCGAAGTGAAGTCGGGCCGACCATCGGTGGGTTGACCATCTTCTCGACTGCCTGAGCTTTACGCTTCTCCATGATCTGAAGCGCACGAATGTCTCCGAGCGCCGTCATGCCAGGGCAGTCAGTTCCGTACACATCTTCAGCAGATCGCTCCCATCGTGGCGCCAACACAGGGAAGTAATCGTAACCCGACTCACGCAGGTACTTCATCTTGTCGTTTGGCGTCAGGTAGTTTGAACCCTGCATCGTGGTCGATCCAGCTTCCCAGTAGCACGACTCGTATTTCTTGTACTTCGCCACAGGTTTGCGTGGGTCGTACTTGTTGTTCGGCTGAATCACATGCCGCACGTCGATCCATGCTTCTTTGTTGCCGTTCATCCATTGCGACTTCACATGGTCGCTGAAGTTTTCCCAGATGATTTCGTTGTTCTTATCGCGGCTTGCGAACTTCTCCACAAGTTGGCGCACAGTCAGTCGGAACTCGCGAGCGAACACGTTGACGCGGCCACGATGATCGTTGGCCACCATGTACGAGCCAATCGGAAAGACTGTCGTGTCGATCACCATGTCGAAGTCTTCTTCGATAATCATGCAGCCTGTCGCGAACGTGC